AAGCCAGCCTACCGGCCTGTTCGCCGGGGCTACAGTTGGCAAAGCTGCTGCAACAGATCAGGTTGACACCGTTATTTACGATGACCTTGTGGACCTTGAGCACTCTGTTGATCCAGCCTACCGCATGAACGGCAAGTGGATGTTCCACGACAACGTTTTAAAAATAATCAAGAAACTCAAAGACAGCGACGGTCGGCCATTGTGGTTGCCTGATGTTGCCAACATGTCGCCCGCGTCAATCCTGGGTTACGGCTACCAGATCAACCAAGATGTGGCCGCGCCTGCCGCCTCCGCTAAGTGTATCGCGTTTGGTGATCTTGCGAAATACGTAATCCGCGACGTTATGCAAATTACCTATTTTCGTTTTGATGACTCCGCGTTTGCCAAAAAAGGCCAGGTCGGTTTTCTCGCGTTTTTGCGGTCTGGTGGCAACTACATGGATGTCGGCGGCGCTGTTAAGCTGTTCCAATGCGACGATGGCGTATGATGCGAATTAAAATAGAAAAGCATGTCACGGTCAGTCTCGATGAGGGGCTGACCGTGACAGTCCTGCCGCCAGGGGTGCACGATGTGCCTGAGTGGGTCGGGAAAATGGCAAAGAAGCATTTCGGCGCGGTAGAGGTCAAAGGCAAGAAGGGTTGACATGCTCAAAATTGTTACAGCTCCATCAGCAGAACCGACGACGGTAGCAGAGGCAAAGGCACATGCCGTTGTCGATTTTGATGATGACGACACATTGATAGGCGCGTTGGTGTCTGCTGCAAGGGCTCACGGCGAGGCGCTTACTGGCCGTAGTTGGGCAGAGCAGACACTTGAGGTTGTTCTTGATGATTTCCCGGTGTGGGAGATCGAGTTGCCGCGCGGGCCTGTCACTTCTGTAACATCAATCAAATATATCGACATCGACGGAGATGAGCAAACTCTAGAAGTTGGCACCGACTACACCGTTGATATTGATTCAGTCATTGCAAGAATCGTGCCTGTTACGTATTGGCCAGTTTCGAAGCAAACAATAAATGCGGTCCGTGTCAGGTACGTTGCAGGATGGACCGCCGACACTATCCCCGCAGCAATAAAAGCATGGATATGGGTAAGGGTGAGCACGCTTTATGCTCAAAGGGAATCCCATACTTTCGGGCAGTCAAAGCCATACGCTCTTGATAGATCGTTTTGTGACTCACTGCTTGATGAATACACAATAAGGGATGCCCCTTGACCATGGCACAGCGCAAAGCTCACGTTTCCCTCTCCCGTTCCGTGGGTGCTGTGCCGTGGGTTTGTGAATGACTATGAGAGCCGGAGAATTAAAACATCCTGTCACTATTCAAAACGCAACAGTCACCCCAGACGAATATGGCGCAGGGGCTAAGACATGGGGAGCGTTTAAAGAGACACGCGCGGCAATATGGCCAGCAAAGACCGACGAGGTAGTTATTGATGGCAAACTCACCGCAGTATCTAGGCACACGATAAGGATTAGATACGTTGCCGGAGTTACGGCAGGAATGCGGGTTTTATTTGGCACACGAACTTTTGAAATACTCGGCACGCGGATATTAAACGAGCAAAAAAGATACATCGACCTGACGTGTAAAGAATATGTCTGACGTATTTAAAACAGAAGTTTACTTAGATTTTAACGTTGCCAAAATCGGTGAAGATATCGACGAGGGCGTGTTGCAAGGGCTCAAAGAAGCGGCTGAGATGGGTGTCAAAGATGCAGAACGGCGGTTTAGGTCAAAGACGCAAGGGACCGGCACTGGACAAACAGAGAAAGGTTTTTTCGATTTCAAGTCGTTTTACCATAACGGCGGTTGGGTGTTTGGAACATTCGGCACGAAAACAGGAGATTGGGAGAACTCAGTCGGCGGCAGAGCGCACTTTTTTGAGTATGGCAGATCAGCACCAGGGCTAGGCCGTGGTTCAACAGGCAAAGCAATGCCGGTCAGGTGGAGAGCGCAAAAACCACGACCGTTTATTAGACCTGCAAAGAACGCATTGAAAAGAAAGCTCGGCGGCATAACAACAAAAGAGATCAGGTCTGTTGCACGTAAAATGAACAGGTCCACGTCTATTGACCGGCAGGTAATGAGCGCAATTAATAGGATAGCATGAAAGAACTGGCGGCGGCTATATCAGCACACTTTAACGCCACGAACGCACTTAAAACGGCGTTGGGTGGCCAGTTATATCCGCACGAAGCATCACAGAATGCAACGTTTCCATATGGCGTTTATTACCTGATATCGAGTTTTACCGATTACGATTTTAGTGATGAACATGAAAATATACAGGTCCAGTTTTCGCTATTCAGTGACAATCACAGCCCTGGAGAATCTTTTACAAATGCCGGACTGTTGAAAACACTTTTTGACGATGCGGCATTGTCCGTAACAGGATGCAGATTGGTTGAGTGGATCAGAACAGGAGAGCAACTTGTCAAAGACCCAGAGATGGATACTTGGACAAGTATAATCGAATATGAAGCATTAATTGAAAAGGATCGGTAGACAATGGGAGAGATTGTCAAACTAGGGATTGCACTTCCAATATCAGACGCAAAGATCGACACGCAATTTGTCTTGTCGTTTTTAGCACTCGACAAACCAGAAAATTGCCAACTGTTTTTTCCTTCAATCCCGTCCGGGAATATGGATATCGGGAAAATAAGGACAGAACTTTGCAACCAGGCAATTGCGGCAGATTGTACCCATTTGCTGATGCTCGACACAGACCAAGTTTATCACGATCAAGACTTGATCTCTCGGCTGTTGGCACATGATAAGGACATTGTTGGCGGCAAGGTGCACCGCAGATACCCGCCATTTGAGCCGATACTCAATGTTGATAGGCAACATGTATCAGACGATGAAATAGATAAAGGCGGATTAATTAAAGTTGACGCAACAGGGACAGGGTGCCTTTTAATTAAGTTATCGTGTCTTGATGCGATAGAAAAGCCATGGTTTGAGATAAAAGTAAACGACGACGGCTCAACGGTAGGAGAGGACATAGGTTTTTGCTATAAAGCTGCGGCGGCTGGGGTTGATATATATGTCGATTGCGGCGTTGACATAGGCCACCTGGCCGTAATGCAGGTAAACGAAACGTTTTACAAAATTTGGAAAAAAGTAACGAAGGTGAAATTATGAGCACAACATCAAAAGCCGGTTATCTGGCGAAAGTCACACTTGGATCTAATAAAATATTGGGCATTGGTAATTGGTCGATGGACGGCATGAGTATTGCTGAAATTGACGATACAGAGTTTGGTGATGAGTCCACTAAGTATGTTCTAGGTATCATGGATGGCGGTAGTATATCTTTTGCCGGGAACCATAAACCGGGCGACACAACAGGACAGCTTGCCTTGCTGACCGCATGGGACGCTCGAACAGAGCTTACTGATTTACGCTTTTATATCGACGAAACAAGTTATTACATGCCCTGTGCTACCACTGGATATTTACACCCTGGCAAGACCACAGGCGCTAATACCGTTGTCTCAAGCGTGCTGATGAAAGGCGCGCCTGTAAGTTACGATAAAGGTGGGTTAGGTTCTATTTCGTTCTCTGTCAGAGTTAACGGTAACATGGTATTGGTTTAATTAGTAACGGGAGAGAAAATGCAATTTACATCGAAAACAAGATCAATGCCGGATGATTTTAAGGTCAAGTTTTATTTTGATGATTCCGACAAGTCAAGCGGCATTGAATTAAAGTTTATCACCGACGAAGAAAAGCGCGGCGCGTACAAAGAACTTGTCAGGGAAGATATTGAATTTGCTGTGCACCCTGTCAATAAAAAACTGACAAAGGTTGTCACACCTGATGTTGACCCGGAAGCGATTGAAGCATGGTTTATTGATAAAATGATTGCCGGGTGGTTTGGTGTTTTTTTGGATGGTGAAGAAATTAAGTGCACCAAAGAAAACAAGGTTAAATTGTACAAAGAGCAGGAAGTTTTCCGAGACTTTGTTGATGAGTGCAACGCGAAACTGACAGAGCAGGCGCTTGAGTCATTTGGGAGCAGTAGCAAAGCAAAAAACTCATAGAGTACACAGAGCACT